CAGAGCGAGAAGTACAAGAAAAGAGAAGTGCGGGCAAAGCTGGAGGACTTCCTCCTCCAGTGCGACCCCGGAGTGGTTCTGGTGAAATGGGCGGACACGATTGACAGGATCGTTCGTGCCGCAGATAAGTACCCTCTGATTGAACTGGAGGGTGTTGATGTTACGGAGGCAGAACTGCAGACAGTGCGCAGCCTTGAGGGGAAGCAACTGCAGCGCCTTGCCTTTACTTTGCTGTGTGTTGCCAAGTATTGGGACGCCACACAGCCAAAAAATAACGGATGGGTGAATACAGCCGACAAAGAAATCATGAAAATGGCGAACATCAATACATCCATCAAACGACAGAGCCTTATGCTTCACGAGATGAAGAATGCCGGACTGCTGCGTTTCAGCAAGCGAGTCGATAGCTTAAATATCCAGGTGAGGTTTATCAGGACGAACAGTCCTGTGGCGATACATATTTCCGATTTTCGTAATCTTGGCAACCAATATCTGCTGTATTGCGGTGAGCCCTACTTCCAATGCGCACTGTGTGGATTGACAATTAAGAGCAAGGGTCATGGCTTAAAGTATTGCCCTGACTGCGCTGCAGAAATGTATGTGAAGAAGTCTGTAGAGTCGGTGATGCGAAAACGCAGTAACCAACGCATTTGAAATGAAACTGTTTGAAATCTGGAATGCCTTCCAGCCCTTGTGTCCCAAGGGCTGGGGGCGCACTTGATGGGTGCATTAACTTGAGGGAAAATATACATTTTTGCCTCGACAAATATACATAAAAATTTGGAACAAAGGATGATGAAAAATTGATCGCAATTTCCGTTGATGAAAAGAAGATTATTCGTGAGGAGTGTCCCCAGGTTCATATTGTCAGAACGATGAAGCAGCGTTCCAAGCGCCATCGTTACTACATGGCAGAAGAGCCTGCGGCAATGCGGGTACTGCGCCGTCTGCGTGGCGAGCCTGAGCGTCCTCGGAGAAAGGGAGTGTAAGCCATTACCAGTACAGCAAGCTACAAAGAGATGCGTGACATCGTGATTGGCAAGCTGGTTGACCGCACCATTGATGATGATTACGAGGAACTGAGTGAGCGTCTGTTTGGTGAGGGCAACTGCTTCAATTCGAGCGAAGTCCGCAAAAGAATGTATGGCATGAAGGCCATCATTGAAGCTATCGAGCGTGATGGCGAAGCTGCCATTCAGGACGAAGATAAGCTGTCCGTATTAGACAGCAAGCGTTTCGAGCTGCAGAAAGAGCGTCAGAAGTTCTTTGACCAGCGCAACGCATTGAACAAGCTACTCCGTGAGCGTTCCCGTCAGGAGGAGCTGAATGAGATTTTGACCGAAGCGGTTAAGTCAGGCAACCTGCCGCAGCTTAGTTACCAGCGTGTTGAAATCGAACCTACCGACAACGATCTTCTTGTCAGTTTGAACGATATTCATTATGGAGCCAATGTTCAGAACTACTGGAATACATACAACTCCGATATCTGCCGTGAGATGATGTGTAGATACCTTGACCGCATCATTGCCATTGGTGAGACCCATCGAAGCGAGAATTGCATTGTTTGGGCAAACGGTGATGAAATCAGCGGCAATATTCACCAGTCAATCACTGTTACCAACAAGGAGAATGTGATTGAGCAGATCAAGGGTGTGTCTGAGTTGATTGCTGAGTTCCTTGCTGAACTGAGTAAACATTTTAGGCAGGTCGTGTTCGTCAGTGTTGCTGGTAATCACAGCCGCATTGACCCGAATAAAGATCGTGCGCTTGTAAGCGAGCGGTTGGACGACCTCGTCGAGTGGTATCTTGGCGCAAGGTTGCAAAACTTTGAAAATGTCCAAATCGGCATCGGTTCCGAGAAAGTGGACGATACGATGTACCTAATTGACATTCGTGGCAAGACCTATTGCGGTGTCCATGGCGACTTTGATGGTAGCGCCAGTAAGGTACAGTCTTTGCAGACAATGGCAAGAAAACCTTTATACGCAGTTCTTTCCGGCCATCTCCATCACAATAAGATGGATGAAGTGCAGGGTGTGAAGACGATCATGGCAGGAAGTTTCCTGGGCATGGACGACTACTGCGTTCAGAAGAGAATCGTAGGCAGAGCCGAACAGATGGTTTGCGTTTGTGATGCAGACGGTGTGCGGTGTTCCTACGGCATCCCTCTCCAGTAAATTTACTGGGCTACCCTTTCGGGGGTAGCCCTTTTTACATTCCTCTTTAGCTCAGCAGGTAGAGCAACGGACTGTTAATCCGTGGGTCGCAGGTTCGAGCCCTGCAGGAGGAGCCATATGGGCAGGTGGTAGAGCGGCAATTACACCAGACTGTAAATCTGGCGCTTAACGGCTTCGTTGGTTCGAGTCCAACTCTGCCCACCAGATCACACTCCGGCAACCTATGGGTTCTGGGGTTTTATGGCCTGTTAGTCAAGTGGTTAAGACGCCGCCCTCTCAAGGCGGAGACATGGGTTCGACTCCCATACAGGCTACCACATATATTGCGGGATAGAGCAGCGGTAGCTCACCGGCCTCATAAGCCGTTGGTCGGGGGTTCAAATCCCCCTCCCGCAACCAAGTAAGCGAGCTGGTCGAAAGACCCTGGTTCACCCAACGCCGGGGAGATTCCCCGTACAAACAAAGAAAGTGAGGTGGCTTTGTGCCAAGAAAAACGAAACAAAATGATATCACAAGCCCCGAGCTTTTGAGTCAGATCAATCCTGAGAACCAACGACTGAAACAGGACTTTATCTCCTATTTGCAGTCCATTCAGCGCAGTCCGAAGACGATCAATGGATACTCCAACGACATTGATATCTTCTTCGTTTGGAACTTGCTGTACAACGGCAACAAGTTCTTCCCTAAAATCTCAAAGCGTGACTATGCGGCATACCAATACTGGCTTATCAATGAGAATGGCAATTCTCCGGCCAGAGTGAGACGACTCAAGTCTACGATTTCTTCCATGAGCAATTATGTGGAGAACATCCTGGATGATGAGGAAGAGTTCAAGGGGTTCCGCTCTACCATCCGAAAAATCGAAAGCCCCGCTATGCAGCAGGTGCGAAAGAAGACCGTGTGGAGCGACGAAGCGCTTGACGAGCTTCTTGACAAGCTGTCTGCGACTGGTCAGCACAAGAAAGCCTGTATGCTGGCGCTTGCTATGTGCAGCGGCAGACGAAAAGCAGAGCTTTGTCGTTTCAGCGTTGATGACTTCAAAGACGAGAACCTTGTTTGCGGTGGCGCACTGTATAAGACCAGCGAGCCAATTCAAACCAAAGGCTTTGGCCTTGGCAAGTACATCTATTGCTATACGCTGGCAAAGAAGTTCAAACCATATCTGGATGCTTGGATGGCCGAGCGGGCGGAGCATGGTATTGAAAGCAAGTGGCTATTCCCATCCGGTGATGATCCTGCTGAGCAGATCAGCGACACTACCCTCAACAGTTGGGCAACAACCTTTAGTCGTATGACTGGTGAGGATTTCTATTGGCACTCACTGCGGCACTACTTCACAACGCATCTGGCGAAGGCCGGATTACCGGATGGAGTAATCCAAGAGATTGTTGGATGGGAGTCTGCCGACATGGTTCGTGTCTATAAAGACATGAGCGCAGAGGAGCAGATCGCACAGTATTTCGGTGAAGATGGTGAAATCAGAACTGATGTGCAGCGTTCGGTCTCCGATCTGTAATTGAAAGGAATGAACGAAAAGGATGAATGTATATAAGAGCGACTTTATTAAGCAGCTCATGGATAAATACGGTTACACCAAGTCCTCTGCCACAAGTTTGGTAGAGGATTTTTGGAGCGTACTCACAGATAACCTGGAACAGGGCAACGCCGTTTTTTTCTATGGGTTTGGCTGTTTCGATATCATCGAAAGAAAAGCCAGAGCCTGCACCAATCCTCAGACAAAAGAGCGGTGCAGTATCCCGGCTCATTGGGTTCCCCGTTTTTATCCCGGCAACACCATCAAGCGTGCTGTGAAAAAGTGGGAGGATAACGAAAAAAGGGGGTTGTCTTAAATGGCAGATGCCCCCAAAAGAAAGCGGCTTGAAAAAGTGCCGCAGGATACCATGCCGGTAACCAACTCGAAGTTTTTCTGCAGCAGGTGCGGCACAGCATTTAGCAGGCAGAAAGGTTACTTTCCGGTTAGCCATAGCCCCATGTATCGTGGCACCGGCTATCTGCCATTTTGCAATGACTGTTTGGATACGATGTTTGACGAGTACAGACAGTTGCTTGGCAGTGATCGTGAGGCCATGCGTAGAATGTGCATGAAGCTCGACCTGTACTGGCATGATTCGATTTACGATATGGTGGAGCGCACCGCCGGGGTGAACTCCAAAGTGCGCAACTATATTGGTAAGACTAACATCATTCGGTATATCGATAAGTCATTTGACGACACGATTGCAGATGAAGAGCGTAGCGGTATCAGGCAAGCTGCCGCTCAAGATGATGGTGTTCAGCAGGGATACTTGCCGGAAGAATCAGAAGAAGAGATCATTGATATCCCGGAAGATGTGATCCTGTTCTGGGGCCCCGGTTACACACCAAAGATGTACCTCGAACTGGAAGAGCGAAAGAAATACTGGATTTCCAGGTTCCCCACCGGATACAACTTTGACATCGGTGAGGAGGCTCTGATTCGCCAGATATGCAATCTGGAGATTGACATTAACCACGACCGAGCGGCAGGCAAGTCTATTGACAAAAATGTTAATACGCTGAACACACTGCTGGGCAGTGCAAACCTGAAGCCCACGCAGAAAAAGGATGATGGCGCCGATGCAGAGCTCGACAATATGCCATTTGGCGTTGGCATCCGAAAATGGGAGAACACTCGTCCAATCCCCGAACCAGACCCCGAGCTGCAGGATGTGGACGGAATTGTTCGATACATCACAGTCTGGTTCCTTGGCCATTTGTGCCACATGGTTGGCATCAAAAATACATACTGCAAGTTATATGAAGAGGAAATGGAGCGTCTGCGTGTAACAGCGCCTGAGTTTGAAGACGAAGACGATGAGACTTTGTTTGACCATATGTTCGGCGAGAGTGCTGAGGCATGAGCAGACAAGAGCGTGTTCTTGAAGGAATTGCCGCATGGGCATCCTATTATAGAGCAAACCCGCATCGCTTCGCCAAAGATTACCTTCATTTAGACTTGCATTTGTTCCAGAAGATTCTTCTGGTAATGATGAATATTTGCACATCGTTTGTTTTTATTGCAAGTCGTGGCTTGGGCAAAACATTCCTGAGTGCAATATTCTGTTGCATCCGATGCATTCTGTATCCGGGTACAAAGATTTGTATCGCCTCCGGTACGAGAGGTCAGGGTATCAATGTTCTGGAAAAGATCATGACGGAGCTGAAACCCGCTTCGCCGGAATTGTGCAACGAAATCGATGATAAACAATCCAAAATGAACGGAACAAATGCGCAGATTGTGTTCAAAAACGGCAGCTTCATCAAGGTTGTTACCGCAAACGATAACGCCCGAGGCAACCGTGCAAACATTCTTCTTATCGATGAGTACCGCATGGTGCCCAAAGATATCATTGACACGATTCTGAGAAAGTTCCTTACCAACCCCCGTATGCCGGGGTATTTGAAGAAGCCGGAGTACAAGCATCTGGCTGAACGAAACAAGACATTGTATCTTTCCTCTGCTTACTTCAAGGATCATTGGTCTTACACCAAAGCGGAAGACAATTATCGCTTTATGATCGATGATAAGCGAAACGATTTTGTCTGTGGTTTCCCATATCAGCTTGCAATCCGTGAGGGGTTGTTGTTTGAAGAAGATGTGGCCGACCAAATGGCAGAGTCTGATTTCAGTGAAGTCAAGTGGTCTATGGAGATGGACGCCCTGTTCTTTGGCGACTCAGACGGCACATTCTTCGACTTCAACTCTGTTTCCAAAAACAGGCGCATTAAATATCCGATGCTTCCAGACAAGCTGGTGTCCAAGCTGGGCAACACACCAAAGCTGCGCATTCAGCCGAAGCAAAACGGTGAGGTTAGAATACTGTCTGCGGATATCGCCCTGATGTCCAGCAAGAAGCACAACAACGACGCATCTGCAATTTTCATCAATCAACTTCTCCCTACGAAGGTTGGTCGGTATTCAAGTAACATCGTGTACTGTGATGCGGCTGAAGGTTTGCACACAGAAGACCAAGCGCTTATGATCCGAAGACTATACGAGGAGTACCAGTGTGACTACATCGTACTGGACTGCGTTGGTATCGGTCTCGGTGTTTTCGATGCTCTGGTAAGAGAAATGACTGACCCAGAGACCGGAGATATTTACCCCGCTCTGTCCTGCTGCAACAATGCAGAAATGGCAGAACGCTGTACGGCCAAGGGTGCAGAGAAGGTAATCTGGGCAATTAAGGGCAACCCGACATTGAACTCAGAGTGTGCTGTTCTGCTGCGTGAGGGTTTCAGAAGCGGAAAGATCAGACTTCTTATGACGGAGTATGATGGCGAAGCATTGCTTGGCGATATCCGGGGTTACAATTCTTTGAACCCGCCGGAGAAGCTGGCATTGCAGATGCCGTATGTTCACACAACTCTTCTCATTAACGAGTTGGTCAAGCTCCAACATGAGGAAGTTGGTGGCAAAGTTAAAATCCACGAAAAGAGTGGTATGCGAAAAGACCGTTATTCCAGTTTGAGTTACAACTTCTATGTGGCAACACAGTTGGAAAGCAAACTGAGCAAGCGGTTGAATACAGGCTACAACACGAACGATGTGTTTGTGTTCAAGCCTCCCAAAAATCATTTACGGAAAGGTGGTGGGCGTTGATTGTCAAGTAGAAACAGACCACAGTCGCACGGTGGCAAACCGGCACGATCCG